TATTAAGTATTCGCAGAGGCTTGGGGATGTGCTTCGTTGCCTGCCAGCCGCCAAGCATCTAGCCGACCAAGGCCACGAAGTTTTCTTTGATTGCCTCGCCCAATACCACGGAGTTTTTGAACTGACTAGCTATGTGAAGGCTGGACATAGGCAAGGCGATATAATTGATTTAGAGGTTTGGCCGAACCAGTACGAGGCTTATAGGAAAAGCAAAAGAAGCTGGACTGACTTTGTGTATAGTCACCCAGAAATTAAGGACGCAGACAAGACCAACATTGTCCTAGATAAGCTAGACGACAAACCCGCCGAGGGACTTCCAGAGTCTTACAACCTAGTCGCCCCATTTGGCTTATCTCAAGGCTATTATCGAAACCCGCTAGAGTTAATTGTGAGAGCTAGGCAAACGATGGGTAAAGACAACTTCTTTGTCCTATGTCCAGATGAGATTAAGATTCAAGGGTTAAGCACATACACCGCCCCATCGGTTGAGCAGATGGCGAAGGCAATTCGAGGGGCTACGGACTTTTGGGCAATCAATAGCACCCCAATCATCCTTGCTTCAGCAACTAGGAGAGACAAGCAAACTGGCTTCTTTCCGCAGAAAGATGAGTGGGAAACAGACAACATTTTCAGCTTTGAAGGTATGACAACTATGGATTGACATAGGAGGTGATTTTATGGCGGGGACAATCGACACCTCTTACTTCCGAACTGATCTGCAATTTATGATTGCCGATATGTTCCAAACAGTTACCGGACTTGCCTCCTCCGCAGTTTCCGCATCAGTCACAGACCTAACAACCGCTAGTGAGCTTGAGATAGGCGGGGAGGTGTTCAGAGTCACCCAGTCTGTCGTTGTCTTGGCTTCAGCAATCTCTGCCCCCACGATTGGTTCACTCTGCACCGTGAGTGGAGTGGAACGCATGATCGGAGGATTTTCGCAAAGCACCGATGGCCTTTCCTTTACCATCGAACTTGCGGAAATTACTACCTAATGGCCTCGATAGAGAGGGAGGTGGAGAACGCCCTCCTTAATGTTGTCTCCGGCATTACTGGCGTGAACTTTTTTACCAGCGAGAGGGGGACGGCTCGCACGATGCCCAGCGTCACGGTTCAAGCTAGCATAAGCGGGGAGGAGCTTGTGCCTTTCTCTGGTGTGTTCAAAACCCCTGCCTCCATTACTTATATAGCAAGGGCAGACACAACCGCACGAACTGCCTTCGATGCCAAGTTTTACGACATCCTAGAACAACTCTATCGCTCGCCAGACCTTGCTAGTTATTTAACCACCAATTCAAACATCACCTTCTATGTGGCGAAGGTGACTGGGGACAACCCTGCCGTGATTGGGCAGAATAGAACTTGGTCTAGGGCTATGACCCTAGACATCACGGCAACGGCAAAGAAATGAGCAACAGCGTTCAAATCAATGTTGAGGACGCACTAGAGGATTTGCTTGTCGGAATCTCTGGTCTGAATGTCTATAAGACAAACCGAGTGGGGGCAAAGCTATTCCCATCGGCTACAATCTCCGCATCGGTAGGGGGGCAGTTGCTTGGCAACTATACTGGGGTTTATGAAGTTTCTGTCACAATCGACTACTCGGACACGGCGGCCAAGGTTAGCCAACAGGCTTTTGACGCTGAATACTGCCTTATCTTCGAGGCTTTCTATTCTGAAACACCCCCCCTATTTACAAAGATTCAAAACAACATTTCTGGAACAAGAGTTTATACGGCACGAATTACTGGGCAAAGCCCAACCATAAAGACGGCAAAAAGGGCTTGGCAAAGGGGCTTGAAAATGAGCCTTATTTGCACCCCGCAATAATCACTCTGCTTCTTTAATCACTTAACACCCAATATAATTATGCCTCTCCTGCTCCTCGCCCTACTCCTCTCCTCTTGCTCGCCCAAGCAGACGGATAACACAGGACTGCCACGATATTCTGATATGTCGGCGGCCTCTGAAGCAGGGCAAACGCCAAGCAAGTAGAGTCGGTATGATGCACCAATATACTTATGAGGATTTTATGTCCTCGCTCAAATGGCTTGAGGCCGAGGGCTACATAGAAAAGTTCTACGACTCCAATAACGAGTTATGCGTCCGAATCTGCGAAGGAGCAGAGGATTGTGAAGTATGAGTGCCGATCAAGTTGCAGATTTGAGGGAGAGGCTCGCAAGAATCGAGGAGAGGCAAGTAGGGTTGATTTCAATTTTAGAGCGTCACACCAGCGAAATAGCCCAATGGACAGCGAAGATCAACGGAAAGGTGGACACCCTAGAGAGGGAGTCGCACACCATCAAAACTAAGCTATGGTTGGTTGCGCTAGTGTCTGGGGCGGTCTTTTCTACAATCTGGGAACTGATTAAAGTGCGGGTGTTCCCACGATAATTTGACACAAGCAAAGGAGATTATGAAAAACACACTTTCTAACGAGGTTTCAATCTAATGGCCGCCGTCACGATTGGCACGGCAGGGCTTTCTTTTGGTTTGGTTGCGGAAGCTGGCATCGGACTGGTTCAGAGCTTTTCAGAGGCTCGTAATGTAGAGAAGAACGAAGTGCGGAATAACGCTGGCGACATCGTTGCCATCGGATATTATAACGCCACGACCTCCTATTCACTCTCGGTTGCTATTACTGGTGCTTACAATGTGACCGCAGGGGCGGCACTTGCGGCCTTGGCGAATGCAACTACCCTCGGCACAACTCGCATCGACTCCATCACGCTGAACAAGTCGAACGATGCGTTTGTGACCCTTGATATCTCGGCGACCGGCTATCCGAATGTAAGTTAAAGAGGTTCTAAACCTCTTAATGAAATCCTAAACTTATGACCGAAGCATACTGGGGAACGACTAATATAAAAGTGGCGAGTGCCGTTGCTTCCTTTGGGGCAAAGCCAAGACAACTCGACCCGGTAACGAGAACAATCAAAGAGGACGGAAGCACCCAAGCTACCTTCTGGTTCGAGGCTGGGGCAGGGGCAGAGGCAAGGGCAGAAATGGAACGCCCTTGGTCAGAAATGAAGAGCGACCCAGAAAGCCCTATTAGGTATGTTAGGGCGGCACTAGAGAATAGAGAGACTTTTCTCGGATTGCTCAAGAGATCAGTCGCTTTAAGGGTCGTGCAAACAAAGGGCGGGCAAACTCTACTCATCTCAGAAAACGCAACCTCGGAGCAAAGAAGGGCAATCCTAAAACACTTATGAGCATATCCCTCGATGAAGAACTAAACTCGGCATTTATATCCCCAGACAAAGAATATATGGGTGAAAAACTTGCCCCTTACACGGAAGGCTCAAGGTTGCTCCTTTTGCAAGTAAGGGATGACAACGACTCCTCGATCTACTTTATCTGGTCTTTCATCTATATGCACATCCAAATTGCGAAGGGCAGGAAAGAGGCGATCAAACTGGCTTGGAATCGGGACTTGTTTCGTGAGAAGATTATGGATTTCATTGAGGGCAAGACAGAAGCAGATAGAGATGCGGCTACTCAAATCGTCTCTAACATCTTAGACGAAGCTCAGAAAGGCAAGGTAGAGGCCATCCCATCCCCCCACCAAGCCGAACTGGGAAACGCCTAACGCCAGCGGGAACAGCTAGCTTTGTGTTCTCGTTGGCAGAAAAAACAGGATGGAGCGTGGACTATATCTTATGGGAGTTACCACTAGCCCTTATGACACAAGCGAGCCACGCCTATCTATGGATGAATGGGGTGAAGTGCCGCAGGGTTGGGGGTGTAGGGGGGGAAGAATTAGTGAACCTAGAAAAACTTCTAGGGCTAACTTAACATAAAGAAAAATATAATGGCAACAGTATTTAAGCTCGATGTTAGGGAATTTAATAAAACCCTTGATCGATATTTAGACCTTTCTCGAAAAGAAAGATATAACGAGCTTAACCGGAGAGCGGCCAACATTTGTGCTAGGGCGGCTAATCTGACCCCAAGAGCAACAGCCGACAAAATATCCGATGACATGAAGGCAACAGAGACCATTGTAGCTTCTTATATAAAGACAACAAAGCGCAGGGGCGAATATGTTGCTTTAAGTAAGGGGGGTAAGACTACGCAGGGCAAGTCGACCGTGAACTATATCGGGGGAGCAGAAGCCCTTGCAATCGCAAATTGGCGATTAAAAAGGGGAAAGGCAATGGGCTTCTATAAAAACTTCCCTGCCAAGAGTTTTGCTGGGCCGGGTAGAGGTAAGCGTGGAGGAACTGCCAGCCAGTTTTATAGTAAGTTTATTAAAAGAGCGAGGTCGTCTGCTGGATATATTGCCGCTGGCTGGCTTCCTGCGTTCAATCACTTTAGTAAAATTGCCATAGGCAAAACAGTTAAGTTCGACAAGGTTCTTTCAAAATTTTTCCCTGCTCTTACTGGTAGTGCTGGCCTCGGTTTCGGCATAGAGGCGATACAAGCCTCTGGCGATATTGTGAAGGCTATTTTTGCAAACGCCGCCGCAGGAGCTAACAAAATAGGCCAGTTAGCCTTGCAAGATGCCGTCAAAGAAGAGGAGGAAGATATGAAAAAGTATATCCTCCCCAGAGAAAAGGCTCTTGCTGACAAGGCGATAAGGTAATATGGGAGTTGTTTTACTCAAAGGAGAGATCGAGATTGATGGACGCAAGGCCACAGCGGGGTTGCGTGGAGTTCAAAAGGAGGCAACAAAGACCGCCAGCACATTTAAGCAATCCAATCAATCCGCTGAAAGGCTAGGCAAGAGCCTTTTGTCGCTTGGCCTAAACGCAGGAAGTGCTGGAAAATCTCTCGGCGCATTGTCAAGACTTGGAGTAGGGGGCATACTTGGTGCGGCGGCACTAGGCTCAATCAACAAATTTGGGGAGGCTGTAAAACAAGCATCGAGCGATTACTATTCCTCGCAAAAAGAATTGGCATCAGCCTTTGAAACATCCTTTAAGGCCACGAGCGTAGAGCAAGCTAGGGCGGGAGTAGAAAAGACAGAGGCTTCGATTGAGGCTTTGCGTGGGAAAATAACTCAACTTGGGGCGATGGCTGGTGTATTAAAGACCATTGAGAAGTTCTCTGGAATCAGCCTTGGGGTAGGGGATACAGAAAGGGCATTGGCGCAAGCCCAAACACAACTCGTGTTTCAAGAGGAAATAGTTAAACAAAAGCAAGAGGAGCTGAGGATTACGGAAGCAATAGAAGAATCTTCAAGGCAATTAGTTAATCAATCAAAAATAAATCAAGAGAATCTAAAGATTGCTGGGGAACTTGCCGGGGAACAAGACGCTAGCGTAAAAATAGCTAAAGAAGCCGTTAAACAAGCAAACGCCCTGTACGATGAAAACTCGCAAATCTTGAATCTATTGATTGAAACGAACAGAGAAGAAAATAATAAAGATCAGATCAAGGCGAGGCAACTTAAAAAAGCCGAGCTAGAGTTTAATATCTTGAAGGGGAACAACAACCTTCTACTACAAGAGGCACAATTAAAGGAAAAGCAAGCCAAGCTATCTCAACAAGCAGGGGGCGGTACGCTTGGCGCAAGCAGGGCTGGGCAACAAGCACTTGATGTAGCAAGAAAACAAAGAGAACAACAACTCAAGACAGAGAATTTTAAGGTTGCCGAGAAAATTGCTCCGACCCAGAGGGACAGAGAAAAGCTAGCCGCCCAACAAGCCGCAGGGGAAAGGCCGTCTTTAGGCGAGCAGATTCGTGGAGGGTTAAGCGGGGTTGACCCGTCGCAACTTGCTAGGGAAGCGGCGGCAAGCAAGTTTGAGAAGGACAGGGTTTTCACAAGGGGGACTACTCCATCTGGAAAGCTGGGCGAGGAACAAAGCTCACTATTAGCAGAAACTCTGACAGCACTCAAGGCTCTAGTGGACTTAATGAAATCTGGAACGGTGGTCAAATAATATGGCAAGCGTAATTATCGGAAGCTCAATCGGGGCAACCATCACCTCAAAAGTATTGCAAAGGCAAAACTTTAATAAAGAACCTAATGGCCTAGAGACAATAATCGAGGCTTATGCCATTCAGACGGCAAACAGAGACACGGTTGTTCCAGAAAAGAACACCCTTCACTCTGCTTTCTCATCATCTACAAAGAAATACTCTCGAATGGTTGTTGAGTCTGTAACCACAGAGGAGCAGGATGGTGGAATCACTCAAATGCTTGTGACCTTTGTGGGTCTAACGACAGCGAGTGGATTGCCGCCAGCCATAGTGCGCCTAATTCCAACACCCGATGCGGGCATATTTGGCCCGCCCCTTGTTATCGAGGCAGAGTTTATGACTGACATAAATGAGTCACAATTTATTAAGGGCAATATCAGCGCAACTGCCGAAATCAAGTTGGGGAATATTTCTTTTGGTCAAGTTAATCAAATGCCAGCACAGATAAATGGAACACTAATGCCGTCAAATCCAAGAGAGCCGTTCACCAACAAACAACAAGGTCTTAGCTTAAACAATTATTTTGGCTATTGCACAGAATCATACGCTTGTGAACGAAGAGGGTTGTTTCTTGTTGCAAGAACTGTATATAAAGAGTTTGAATTAAACTTCTCATTTCAATAAGGTCTTATGAGAGAAAGCCAACTAATAGAGCTTCAAGGAACATCAATTCTCACGAAGTCTTTTTTCAATAAACTGATAAGAAGGATTGAGGCTACCAAGCCCCTAGCTGGCAACTTAATTACCATAGCAGAAAAAGATAATGGGTTTGAAGTTTCTATTGAAGGGTATAATCCTGTTACTCTGAATGTCTGCTCTGGTGGAGTAGAAACTGAAATTCTTGTGCTTGCCAAAGCGGTCTAGGAGTAATTGACACAAGAGGACACTTAAATGGCTCAATCCCTAGACATATATATTGATACAACGAGTGGCAACCTAGTAGCCGCAGGGTCGGCAAGGAATGGCACACTCCCAACCCTTACCCGCAACGACTCATACAATCTGCGTGTTCGCCTACAAGAGAGAGATCAAAGTGGCTTTTTGCGGGATTTAGATACAAGCGGTTCTTCAATTAAGTTGGGTATTGGCGGCATTGATAGCGACCCCACGGACGGACAATTTAAGCTAGTTCTCAATAGCGTAACATCCAATGCAATTTCATTTAACGCAACAACCACTCAACTTTATAACGCTATTTCCGCTATTGCTGGTTCTGGGGTTGGAGTCACAACCTATGGGAACGAGCAATTTGCCTATATTATCACCTCTGCAACAGCAAACACCGCCATGTCGTTTGGGGGTTCTGCTTTTACACTTTTCCCAACTAGCTCCGTTCTTGTAAGCACACGAAGATTCCCTTCCGCATTGGTTTCCGCACAGCAAGTCATTCGCTTGGTTCGCAACCCAGCCGTGTTTGCAAATACATTTGTTGCTACGCCTACGGCTGGCGTGATTTCGCTAACTCTTGTTCAGGAAGGTTCTACCACGCAAAACGAAATCTACGATCTGTCAATCGGGCCGGACGCAGAGGGCGGGTCTGTGGTGTTGAATTTTGGCTCGAACTCAACCACAGCTATCGCAATAGGCTCGAGTGCGACCATCTTTCAAGAAGCCCTCACATCCATCACCACTATTAGTAATGGCAATATAAGCGTGGATCAAGGCAACAATGCTGGCAACTATTCGATTTCTTTTGTCCGTAACCTTGGCCTTAAAAATATCACAACCGCCCTAACACTTGATGCAAGCGGGGTTATCTTTGGAAACTTTTTGCAGACTACTGTTACGATGGCCACGGCAGAGTTGGAAGAGCTATTTGCCGAATCTGGTGCAGATACAATTAGCCCAAAACTTGAAGTCGAACTAACCCAGAACGGAACGCCCAAGACGATTCTTCAAACTGATGTTACTGTTCGCAGGGATTTATTAACCAGCGGTTCTGCCGTTCCCGCCTTACAGTCCACCTATCTTACTTCTGCCGAAAGCTACGCCCTTTTTGTCGAGGATAGCAATACCAATGTCGATGCAACCAATCGCAAACTTTACAACTCTAGTAGCCAAGTATTCTTAGATTGGCAGAGTAATACTATCGGACTTGGAGCAACAGTTCTTGATCTATCGGGAACAGCCGTAACGATCACAGACGGATACAACCTTGGAGTTGGCACAACTACTGGAACAAAGATTGGCGTTAGCACGAGTTCAAAGATTGCCTTTTATGGCTCAACTGCCATCACTCAACCCGCAAATATCAATGTTGTTTCTGGGTTAATCAATGTTGGTTTAATTGCAAATGGTGCAACCTATGGAGTCCTCCCTCAAAGCGTCGACACGCTGACTCTCCTTACTTCTGTTACCTTTGGAACGGTGGCGGCAAACGATCAACATTATCGTGATGTCGTGGTGACTGGCGCGGCGATAAACGACATTGTTTTGATTGGCCTACCATCAGCAGTTTCAGCGGGGGCAGTCATTCAAGGCGTAGCATATAAAGCAAATACCGTCTGTCTCTCTTGCACAAATGCAGACTCAAGCTCGCTTGCTATTAACACCGCCACCTACCGAATCACCGTCATCGGTTATTAGGGCGGGGCATGGTGGCACTAGGAAATATGCCAATGCAGTCACGGATGGAGATCGATAATAGTGGCCCACCATCTTAAAAAATGTGGATGCAGTTGTGGTGAGAGCATATGCGGTACTCCTTGCCTTACTGCACAGACCTTGACCATAGAAGGAGAGGTAACAGGAGTCGGGGGGGGGTTTGGTGGCGGTCCGGATAATGATGACGGAAGTAGTTGCTCTTACACGCGGGATACTGCATATGAATTTTATTACAACTTGTCCTTTGATCTTTCCTTTAGTTGGGCTTTTTCTGGCACTGGTATTACTCCGGGCGCAATCATCCCGACTCAATATGGGCAAACATTTGTGGGGCTAGGGTCGGTGATCTACGACGGCAATTATGGCCCGATGGTTTGTAACTGTCTGGGATCGATAAATTACCAAGATACAAATATATTGTGCGAGGATGGACAGACAATCACGCAAGGAACTAACCTAATCGACAGCTTGGAGGATTACGAACAAAATTTTTGTAGCTATACGACTCCCTCTGGAAGCCCGGGCAATAGGACGCTCTCCTATTTTTGTACAGAAATTAGGAACGCAGACTCCGATGTCGTTCTGGAAAGCGGTCCGTATCAGCCGTGTGTCCCAGACTTTGTGATCTATTATTCGGGGGGTAGAAATTCTATAAGTACTGCACCGCTCAATACCACATCCCCATTCGTGGTAGGTATTGTTTATGTTGATTCCTCGCCAGCCGCTAAACTTATAGGGGGCGGTTTTGATATGTCACAAATCGGATTAACTCAGCAGAATATCTCCGGCTCGCTAATAGCCAAATTGTCTCGTGTTGCGATTCCGTGTCCGAATCTTCCCCCAGAAGAAGGATAAGAATATGATGACCAAAGAAGAAATTAGAGAGAATATTAGACTGGCTAAAATAGCGGTGGCCTCCGGGCCTAGCATATTGACGAAAATTAAGGCGGCAGGTTCTTCGGGGGTGAAATGGGCTGGGTCTGGATTTAAGAGAGTACAGCAACATATCTACGAGAGTCGTCTTGCCATCTGTCGTGAGTGTAATTTCTGGGAAGAGAGGGGAAATCTAGGAATGGGAAAGTGTTTGAAGTGTGGGTGTGGACGAGGCAAACATTGGCTTCCTCATGAAAAATGCCCTATCGACAAGTGGGGCAAAGAACCCTTGACACCCCCAGCTTCAGTATGAACACACTCCTATCCTTCATTCAATCCCAAGACATTTTTGCTTGGGTTGGTGCGTTGGTTGCCCTTCTTTCTGCCGTGATAGCAGTTGCCTCTTTGATTCCCGGTGACGAGCCGGAGAACACGCTCCAAAAGATTGTCGATTTTCTCTCGAAGTTTTCACGGAAATAACAATGTGGGAGGCCATTCTCGCCTCGCTTGCTGGTGTAATCGGAATCATCGCTTGGTGGACAAAGAACAGAGCCAAGACTCGCAAGGAAAGAGACGATGAAGAGATTGCTTATAACCGCCGCTTGCGAGATGCGGAAGTGGATAGCTGGATTCATCGTCGCTAGCTTTCTTTGTGGGTGCGTAACAACCCGCCCTTACGACATTGGGCAAGTCCCGAACCAAGATTCAATTACGGACTTCATTATGCGGTGGGACAAGCTCGACCGAACCAAGGCAACCCCAGAAGAATACCGAGAGCTTTTTGGGCAATCGCTCAAAACGATATCTCGACTCGTGGAGGAGAATGAACGACTCCGAAAGAGGCTCGACCAATGACGATTCGGGAGGCCGTGGAAAGGTCAAGAGGCCACATAGAAAAGTGTGAGCCTAGTTTCGGGAAGAGGGTGGGGGCTTGGTACTCGGAGCTGATGAGCAAAAAGATTCCAGTTTTGATCTACTGCTCGGTGCGTACTGCTCAAGAGCAGGAGGAGCTATACGCCAAAGGCCGCACGAAAGCTGGGGTCAAAGTCACAAACGCTCGTGGAATACCCCCACAATCGCTCCACATTGACTTAGGCAAGGGTTCTCACGCCATTGACTATGTTCCCCTTGCTCGCACCCCTAGCGGTGATCTGGTGGCTTCTTGGGATGATGACCAAGGCTATTCAATCACACGCAAGATTGCGGAGAAGCACGGCCTCCGAGGATTAGATTGGGAACAGCCCCATCTTGAGGATGCAAACATTTCTGGATGGCGGGAACTTGTCTCGCCACAAAAGCAACAAGTGAACAAGCAGAAGATTTCCCTAGTCAACAAGCGTCCGTGGTCTAGTCGTTAATGGATGACATCAGAGCAGGGCGTGGAGAAAACAGAAGAGAAAGTTTTTACAAAGAAGCACGATCTCCATCTTACTACTTTGCAAATGGCGGCGGTCGAATCGATGGAGAGGAAATATAAAAAGGGAGTCGTAGAAAATTGTGGGACGAAATTATGGGAGATGCCAACCGCTCGCTTGGTTGAAGAATCCATAGCCGAAGCAACAGATCAAATGGTATATCTCCTCACCCTTCGACAGCAAATGCATATTGTGATGGAGCTTGCAAGGGACGGATGCACAGACGAGACATTGACAAATCCCAGAGCAAGAGAGTGTTGTAATTTAATTTACACAACTTTAACTGGTCAATCTAAACCTCAATTATGAAGCCAATTAAGTTCGTCGCTTGTGGAGACATTCACGGCGATGAACAAGACGCTCCCTCGGTGAAAGCCCTGCTCGCTTTTACCAAGGAATACAAACCCGACCTAGTGGTTTGCATCGGAGACCTCTGGGACTTTCGAGCCATTCGCAAGGGGGCTGGTGATGAGGAGCAAGCATCCAGTCTGCAAAAGGATTGGGACTGCGGGGAGGAGTTCTTGCGGGAGTTCTTTAAGTTTGGGGATGAGAGAATCTTTTTAAGGGGCAACCACGATGAACGCATTTTTGATATGGCTCGCAACAGCCGAAGCGGTCTGGCTCGTGACTACGCCAACGACGGAATAGAGAACATCGAAGCGATAATGAAGGAGACGAAGGCAAGAATGTTTCCCTATGATTCAGTCGGGGGAATCTACAAGTGCGGCGGGCTTTCATTCGTCCACGGCTACGGCCACGCAATGCACTCTGCCAAACAACACGCAGACGCTTATGGGGATGTTATCTTTGGGCATACCCACGCTATCGACTATTTCCGTAGCGTCTCCATCGACCCTCGGACTGGCTACAATATCGGATGCCTATGCAACAAGACCCCAGAATATAATCGAGGCCAACTCCGCAGACTCCGATGGCAACACGGCTGGGCGTTCGGAGCAATCTACCCAGACAAGACACACGAGGTTTTTCAGGCACGGCAGAGGGGCAACAAGTTTTATTTACCTACCGACATAAAAGCATTTTGATATGAAACCACGAAATCCTTGGCAGAAACTTTTGCAACAGCACATCTTCAATCGCTACGCACCACCACGGCCAGAGGGATTTTATACTCGGCCAGAAATTGCAAAACTATGGGGCTTGAAATTGAACACGACCTCAAGACTCATCAAGGATATGATGAAAAACAAAAAACTAGAAATGCGGAAGCACCCATTCATCATCACTACAAAATCAAAACCAGCCCTACGGCAACTGCAAATCTACAAAATACTACCCACAAAGCCCCCTCACAAGTAGCGTGTTTATAGATACTTACAAACTATCTTTAAAAAAGATTCAACCGACCCTTGACAAGTTGTGGGGGTATGATAGAGTGTGGGTATGAAAACAAAAACAGACAACTACCCGATGAAAAGAAAATTCAAAAAATCCCCCAAAGGCTACCCCATAGATTGGTCTGGGAAAAGCGGAATCTATTTATATTCCGAATGGCTTGTCTATTCGGGTTACGAGGGCGGTGGAGCTTGGATTCACACCTATCGTGATGTCGAAGGCGAGAAGGCTCTTAATGCCTATTGGAACGCCAAAGCTGATCGTGAAGAGATTGAGTTTAGCCGCAAGATGGGAATTGTCTCGTAACCAAGAAAGGAACAACCAAATGACTAAAATCCTAATAGCCTATATCATCGGACTAATCGTAGGTGCTGGCTCAACCCTTTTCATAGTTGAGCAACTCCTAAAATAAGTCTTGCCATAACCTCACGAAATCCCCACAAAAAAACAATGACATCCTTCCCACTACCAGCAAGGCCAGTAGCTTCAGCAGTTCCAGCCTCCCATAAAGAGTTTGCTAAACGCACATCCATCGAGGGCAAGTTGAACGGATGGTGTGGCTGGTTCGACCAAGAAACCAAACAAGGCTACAATCGCCACGGCAAGTTTGCCTCAAATCATAATTTGATGGCCGAGCGAATCCTTGGTGCTGGAATCAAGTCTAGGTTTGTTCATTGTGAAATTATGGGACAACGAACCAAGACTGGCAAAGGAACTATCGTAGTGATGGATGCGTTCGACCCCGCCAACCCCAAGCCCTACGCAGAACGGATGAAGGAGATCGAGCACTTGGAAGCCGTCACCTTTGATATCTCAAACAACAAGCTCCTCCGCTTTGTCCGTCTCGCCCACCATAAGATCAATGCAATCTGGGAAGAGATGAACTTCCAAAACAATAAGGCGGGGGAAGTTATCTGGGAAGGCTTCGTGATGAAGGCTCTGGATGATGGCAAGTATCCTTATATTACCAACCCAAACTACTGCTCGCCCTCGTGGCAGAAACATAGGATACGCTGGTGATCTTCGGCCTCGTAGTCTTCATCGGGCTTTTCATCCTCCAAGGGCTACGGCTTTTGGGCAAGCACATCGACCAGCAGAACTATGAACGCAAGAAGTTTTATTTATTCGTGGCCGCCGAGTTGGACAAGATGGACAAGATCGTTGCCGAGGGCAACCAGCCAAAAGAACCGAAGCAACCAGAGCTAGTCCTTCCTAGCAAGAACTGGGTTGGGCGTAACTAAATGAAGCTCTCCCCATCAGCCAAGTTCGAGATTCTTTGGAAGAGTCTGGGCGGGTGGGGGCTGATAAGGGAATACAAGTTTGCCGATGGCAGAAGGTTTCGTTTTGATTACTATCACATCGACGGCGTAGCCATTGAATTGGAGGGCGGGGTGTGGGTGCGTGGCAGGCATACCAGACCCTCCGGATTCCTCAACGATATGGAAAAATACAACCTTGCCGCATCGATGGGCATCCTAGTTTTCCGAATACCCTCTCACGATATCTCTGCCAAGTGGCTTTCCCCGATAATAAAAACCATAAAAGAAAGGACAACCAAATGAGTGAAGAAATGCCTACATTCTGGCATCAAGAACCAGCCAAGAAAAAATTACCAAATGAAACTACTGATGAATGGGTAGTGAGAGTGTTTGGAGCGTTCCCCGATACAGAGTTCGACAGCCGGAATGACTTTAGATTTTTGAACTTACCCAAGACACAGAAAGAAAACGCCGAAGGCTTTGGCGTATTCGATGACGGACAGAAGAAAAAATAAACCAAGAAAGAACCAACAAATGAATGACCAACTAGCAGTACACAATGGCAACGGAGTCTCAAACCACATTCGCCAAGCGACTGATGTGGCGGGGGCTTGTCGTGCCATCGTAAAGGAAACTTGCCAACGCATCGGCCAGAAAGATTATGTTCGAGTTGAGGGCTGGCAAGCCATCGCAGTCGCTCACGGATGCGTAGCAAGCGCAAGAGATGTTGAGCGTCTCGAAGATGGCTATCGTTGCATCGGTGAGGTAAAGAGGATGGACAACGGACAAGTCATATCTCAAGCCGAGGGGTTCTTGGGTGATGACGAAAAGATGTGGTTCGAGCGTCCGACCTATGCAAAAAGGGCTATGGTTCAAACCAGAGCAATTAGCAGGGCTTGTCGTTCGGCATTCGCACATATCGTCGTGCTAATAGATTCTAAATTGAGTACGACACCGGCAGAGGAGATTCCTGCTGGCGGGTTCGAGGATATAAATACAGACAAATACGAACCAGCACCCAAGGCCGAACCAGCCAAGATCAGCAAGGCAGACTTAGCAGATATCACAGCAAAGCTCAACTCCCCCAACAAAACCAACGGCACAGAGCCTAGGGATATGGAATTGAAGTTTGGTAAGTACAAGGGTTCGACCCTTCGGCAGATCGCCGCCTTCGGTGATAAGGGCTTGGACTACTTGGACTGGTTGAGCAAACAAGAACTCAAACCCGGCAAGGACGGCCAGCCATATAAGAATGACATCATACGCAACGAAATCATCCAAGAGATTATTTTGGAAAGCGAGGCGTTAAGTAAAGGAACACCCGATGAAATCCCATTCTGAACTTATCCAAGACATCCTTAACGATGTGAGGAGTAAGGCCGCCGATCTTGAAAGAGAACGATGTGCCGATCTAGTTCAACAACTGGCAGACGGAACGGAGGACGCAGTCATCACCGGAATCTTAAACGAGGTGGTGGTCGCAATAAGGAGGCTCGCAGATGTCAGCCGTTGATGTTCGGATACCGGAAACCAAGTGGTCAATGCTGGAGTGGAATACAACCAAGGAGATACCAAATGAAAATAGCAGGGTTCTTATCTATAATGGAAAAGAAGTTATCGGCGGGAGATACTTACAAGGGGACTATGTTGCCCAGAATTGGGGTCAACAAACCGAAGTCGTACTTTGGGCAAAGTGGCCGACCGCACCCAAATGGTGATTTTCCTTTCATACATCGTGAATCATTTAGCGGTGTGGTTCGTAGTTGCGGTCTGCTCATACAGCGTATTCATTCTGGGGCTATATCTGCTAGGCCGATTGTTGGGCTGGTTAAAAGACTGGTG